TGCGGTGTGTCCTTATGCTAAATCTGCTTCTTATGAGATCATAGATACTGATGCGAAAGAAATAAGACCCGTTGATGGGTATGATGTGATAATTTTTGTTGTTGAGGATGATTTATGTTTAGAAGAAATTCAGAAATGGGTGGAACTTTATAATTTTAAATACCCCTTGTGGAAATTTTTTGAAGATTGTGGTTCTTATGATACTTACATCAATGGAATTCAAACCAATAATGGCAAATATAATCTGATTTTAGCTCAACCAATAGATAAATTAAGCAAATTTAGAGAAAAATTAGCCAAAACCAGTTATTATTCATATTGGGACGACGAATATCTCAAAGAAATACTAGAAGAAGATTATAAATTAATCGACTTGGGATAGCAACCCCATTAAAAGTTCTGATTTTACACAATCAGGAGGTCAAAATGACTAAAAAAGTCGATAAAAGTAGAGATTTTATGCGTGAAATGTGGGGAACAGCATACTTAGCCAGTGAATATGGCTGGGACAAACAAATTCAGACACAAAAAATGCTTCGTGAAATCAATCATGACGATGCAACGCCAAAAAAACATGATTTTGCGATTCAAAACGAACTTCATGCTCATATTCGTAATGATGACGACTATGATGACTGGGATTACGGTACAGAACCTTTATTTGGTTGATAAATAAGATAGAATTAGTATGACATAAATGCCTCTAGAGCGAGTCAGTAAAGCATTTAAAGATATTAGCCTGACATTACAGGTGAATCCATTGAATTATGACATAATTGACATCAAAAATGAAACTGCAATTGCTCGCTCTATTCGCAATTTAGTATTTACTTTACCTGGAGAAAGATTTTTCAATCAAACTTTAGGATCTAAAATTTCCCAGAGTCTTTTTGAAAATATTGATGATGTATCAGCATCAATACTACAAGATGAAATCACAAATACTATCGAAAATTATGAGCCAAGAGTTGATTTGATTGGCGTAGATGTTGAACCAAATTATGATGCATATGAATTTAATGTGACAGTAAAATATTATATTGTTGGAATTGATGCCCTTCCACAGCAGCTTACATTTGCACTACAGTCAGTACGATAATGGCATTAGTTAATTTCACAAGTTTAGATTTCGATCAGATAAGAACTTCAATTCGTGATTATTTGAGATCCAACTCAAATTTCACTGATTATGATTTTGAAGGTTCCAATATGTCTGTCTTAATTGACATGTTGGCTTACAACACATATATTGCATCATACAATGCAAATATGGTAAGCAATGAAGTTTTTATTGATAGTGCGACTCTTCGTGAAAATATTGTAGCCCTAGCAAGAAATATTGGGTACATTCCCAAATCAAGAAGAGCAGCAAAAGCAAATATAAGTTTTTTTGTTGAGGTTCCAAATCCTACAATTAAAGTTGTCACCTTAAAAAGTGGTGTTGTTTGCAATACATTAAATTTTGGACGATCCGCATTTGTTTTTTCTGTTTTAGATGATATAACTGTTCCTGTAGTTAATGGAATTGCCAGTTTTGATGGTATTGACATTTATGAAGGATCTTATGTCAATACAAATTTTACAGTCAGTTCAATTAATAGTGAGTATAGTAATCAAAGATTTATTCTAGAAAATAGAGGAATAGACACAAAAACATTAAAAGTATCAGTTAGAGATACCCAATCTAGTAGCAACAAAAGAAAATTCATAAACTCCACAAGTATTCTTGATGTGACATCAGCATCAAAAGTATTTTTTGTTCAAGAGATAGAAGATGAAAGGTACGAACTAATATTTGGTGATGGAGTTTTTGGGGAAAAATTGATAGAAAATAATTATGTTGAAGTTTCATATTTGATTTCAAATGGGACAGAAGGTAATGGATTTTCCTCATTTAACTTTGCAGGTATTTTGGTTAGTGGTAATGGATCACCAGTCAATGGAACAGTATCACTAATTACCACCAACTTGACATCTTCCGGTGGTTCTGCAATTGAATCGGTAAATTCAATTCGAAATTTTGCACCAAGAGCTTATGCATCTCAAAATAGAGCAGTAACTGCTGCCGATTATGAAACTTTAATTCCAAAGATTTACCCGGAAGCAGAGTCTGTTAGTGCATTTGGCGGAGAAGAATTAATTCCACCACAATATGGTAAAGTATTCATTACTATAAAACCATTCTTTGGTACATTTTTATCCAATTCAATAAAAGATAATATCAAATCTGAATTAAAAAAGTATGCAGTTGCTGGTATTGTTCCTGAAATTTTAGACCTCAAATACATTTATTTGGAATTGAATTCTAATGTTTATTATGATACTAACTCATCATTAAGTAGTGATTCAATAAGAAATAAAATAATCAGTAATATAGAAAAATATGCTGCATCTGAAGAATTGAACAAATACGGAGCAAGATTTAAATATAGCAAATATCAAAAACTAATTGACGATAGTGATGCCTCAATAACATCAAACATTACAAGATTACAAATGAGAAGAGATATTAAGGTCTCTTTGAATCAATTTGCACAGTATGAAATTTGTTTTAGGAATCAATTTCATGTCAAAAATACATCAGGATATAATATAAAATCTTCTGGATTTAAAGTAAGTGGAATTTCAAATACTGTATATTTTGGGGATACCCCAAATTCAGATGGGACAACTGGTTCTTTATTTTTATTCTATTTGAATTCTGATGTAGATCCAGTAATTGTAAAAAAATCAATTGGGACTGTTGATTATATAAATGGAGAAATTATCATAAACACAATAAAAATAATTTCTTCGGATAAAGCTGATGGTGGCACACCAATTATTGAAATATCAGCTATTCCAGAATCAAATGATATTCTTGGAATACAAGATTTATATTTACAGATAGATACTAATAAATTAGAAGTAAATACTATACCAGATAATATTGAATCTGGCTCCGATACTTCTGGCTCAAATTATATAATTTCTTCCAGTTATTCAAACGGCAATTTAGTAAGAAAATAATAAATGGAAACCAACAAAATCAAAATTAGTTCAATTGTAGAAAGTCAACTTCCTATTTTTGTAAGGGAAGAATATCCTCTTGTCTCCGAACTTCTTACTGAATACTATAGATCATTAGAATCAAAAGGTTCACCATATGATATTTTACAAAATATTGATCAATATGTAAAAGTAAATAATTTAGCTAATTTAATAGAAACTACAGCTACTACTTCGGACATATCATTTGTTAGTGATAGTATTAATGTAGAAAATACTAATGGATTTCCAAAAACATATGGAATTATACAGATTGGCGAAGAAATAATACTGTATAAATCCAAGACAGAAACTACATTTAATGATTGCGTGAGAGGATTTAGTGGAATAGAAGAATATTCTGTTGGCAATTCCGAAGATCTTGTTTTTTCTTCTACTGAAATACAAGAACATTTAAATGGCGCTAAAGTATTAAACTTGAGTGCTCTATTTCTAAAAGAATTCTTCAATAAAGTCAAAAAGCAAATAGCATATGGCTTTGACAATCGAGAACTAAATTCTAATATCAATCAAAATTTATTTTTAAAGCAATCTAAAGACTTTTATACTTCAAAAGGAACTGATAGATCTTTTGAAATACTTTTTAGAGTTTTGTATGGAAAGGATGTTGAGGTCATTTTACCTAAAAAATATTTAATTGAGCCTTCGAATGCACAATACAGAGTAACAAAAAACTTTGTTGCTGAACCTATTCAAGGTAACATAGAAAATTTATTGAACAAAACCATATTTCAAGATCAATATGGAAATATACAAAAGTCATTTGGCACCATAACAGATATACAAAAAATTGTAGATGGAGAAGAAGAATATTATACACTAATACTTGACTATGATTTTGATAAGGACAGTATTGTATCTGGAACATTATTTGGAGATCTCAAAATACATCCAAAAACATTTAGTTTAAATGATCTACAAATTTTATCAGATAATATTATAGTAGATTCAACAATTGGATTTCCTGAATTTGGAGAATTGGAGATTAAAAATAAAAATTTATCTTTAGTTGTAAATTATAATGGAAAAACTATAAATCAATTTTTAAACTGTAGTGGAATCAATCAATTTGTTCCATCAAACTCAAGTGTAGCATTAAATACATTTGCATATGGATACGATTCTGCCGCGAATTTAATAAAATTTAGAATTACTGGTGTTGTAGAAGACATACAATTACCAACAAATAGCAAATATTATGAAAAAGGAGATGTCGCAAAGTTACTCACTTTAGGATACAATAAAAATTATCTGGTAGATAACAATTGGATATTTAATACATCAGTTAAGTGCGAAGTGAAATCATTCACTTCTGATGGAGAGTTTAAATATACAATTGAAACATATGATGAAAATGGAGTATATGAAGGTGATAGTGTAGAAATAGAATATATTGATTCTTCCACTGGAACAAGAGAAGTTGCTACCATCAATGGTTCTAATGTAAAAATACCTACCGGTAGTATCCCAGGAAAGATATTCCAGATACAAACTAGTGGGTTTAATATTTCATCAATTTTTTATATTCGAAGAATTATTTCAAAATTTTCAAATAAATTTGTCTCTGATGTATTGAATGTATACAGAGATTTTAAATCAAATGTGGTATATGCAACATCATCATCATTACCTTCATATGGATTAAGTATTGGAGAAAATGTTGAAGATTTTAAAATTACATTAAATGGATCTTTTTCTGGAGAAACTTTAAAAATAGTAAATGATAACCAAGATCATGGATTTTTAACAGGAGATTCTGTACTATATTTGCCTGAAGATGAGTCTTCGCCTAACAATAGATTTGACATTCAATCCGGAATTTATTTTACAAAAAGAGAGAGTGAAACAGAGATAAAACTAGCAAGAAGTAGATCTGATATTAAATTTGGAAGATTTGTTTCTGTTGGATCAACAATAGTAACTAATGCTACAATAAGTTTAACAAAATTTGCGAAGAAAAATAATATACCCTCAAAAATTGATTCGCAAAAATTAGTTAAATTAATTAAATCTCCTGAAAATGATGAGAATAAATATGAAACTTTATCTGGTACAACTGGAATACTTATTAATGGCGTAGAAATATTAAATTATAAATCTGATGATTATATCTATCATGGCGCTATAAAATCTGTTGATGTAATTTCCCCAGGAAACAATTATGATGTAATTAATCCCCCTGTATTAGAAATTTTACCTGCATCATCTGGTCTTTCTAGTGCTCTTGGTTATTGTGGAGTTGAAGGATCACTACAAAAAATTGATGTCATCGATAGTGGATTTGACTACATTGACACACCAATAATAACAATTACTGGAGGTGGTGGCCAAGGAGCTACAGCTTTGGCAGAAATGATAGATTATGAGCATTCTGTCGATTTTAACCCATCTCCATCAAATCCAAGATTTAATCTTGTTGGATTGGGAAGCACAAGTATATTAGGATTTTCAACTTATCATAAATTTAGAGATAATGAATCTGTTATTTACTTACCTGGGGAAAATTCTATAGTAAGTGGATTAACTACAGAAGCAAAATATTATGTTAAAGTTTTAGATGAATATAAAATAACACTACATAGAACTCTCAGTGATTCATTAGTAAATATTAATGCAATCAATTTAACTTCATATGGAAGTGGAAATCATAGATTCAAATCTACAACCATAAAGAAAAAAGTAGGTTCTATTATAGTAACCAATCAGGGATTCGGATATAAAAGTAAAAAAATATCGGTAACTTCTTCTGGAATTAATACTTCTACAGATACTATAAAAGTATATGATAATCCATATAATAGTGGTGATGTAATTTATTATTATGGTGGAAATCAAAATATATCTGGATTGGATACTGGAAGATATATTGTAACTAAAACTAGTGAAGATTCATTTAAATTGTCTAATGTTGGTGTTGGGTCAACTTCTCAGGACTTTTTCTATAAAACAAAACAATACATTGACTTTAAATCGAGTGGTTCTGGCTATCATATATTTGATTATGAGCCAATATCTATCAATATTTCTGGGCGAGTGGGAGTATCTACAATAGCTCAAATCGATGTTGACGCAATTGTTCGACCAATTTTTAGAGGAACAGTAGTTTCTACTTTCATTTATGATGGTGGTGTTGGATATGGTTCATCAGAAATTATAAATTACAACAAACAGCCAGAATATAGTTTAAATTCCGGATCTGGGGCATTAATAAATCCAATCGTTTCAAATGGAAAAATAATTAGTGTAGCTATTACTAAACCTGGAAGTGGTTACAATTCTCCACCAAATTTAGTTATTAAAGGTTTTGGTATTGGCGCATCATTAGTTCCTATTATACAAAATGGACAAATAATTGATGTGAAAATAATAAGTGGTGGAGTTGGTTATGAACAAAAAAATACAATTATTGAAGTTTCTTCGGCTGGTAATGGATGTAAGTTAAATTTTAATCCACAAATTTGGACCGTAAATAAATTTGAAAGATTGAGGACAAATTCCAAACTTTCTTCCAATGATAGTGTAGTTTTTGTTGGAAACGATAAAAACTATGGATTACAGTATACTCATTTATATTCTCCCAGGTCTTTAAGAAAGAAAGTATTTGCAAAAAATATAGAAGAAGGGAATCCAGTTTACAGAAATGATTACCAAAATGATTTCCAAACAAAAAAATATCACTCTCCCTTGCTTGGGTGGGCATATGACGGAAATCCAATATATGGCCCATATGGTTATGATTCTCCTACAAATAATACTGTAAGATTAATTACTAGTGGTTACTCAGATCCAGTAGACAATCAAATAAATAGACCAAGCAAAACTATATTTCCTGCTGGATATTTTGTTGAAGACTATAAATTTACTAACAGTGGCGATTTGGATGAGCATAATGGGAGATTTTGTGTAACTCCAGAGTTTCCAAATGGAACTTATGCATATTTTATGACTTTGGAATCTGTATTAGAAACTTCTGGATTTTTTATCGGAGATAGAAAACCAAGATTTCCATATATTATAGGAAATTCTTTTAAATCAAAACCAATAGATTTCAATTTTATTAAAATTAATCAAGATACATTTGATTTTTCAAATAATATTGTAAGGAACACAAGACCATACAATACTCTATCTAAAAAATCGATTTATGAACCTTTTACCAAAGTAAAAAATCTTGACTTACAGGATTCTAAGGTAGAAAATATCAATAGAGGATCTATAGATTCTATACAAATAATATCGGGTGGAAAAAATTATAAAGTAAATGATAGAGTTGTTTTTAATAATGAAAATTCTGGTGGTGTTTCCGCTTCTGCTAAAGTTGATTACATAAAAGGTAAACCTATAACAGGAATTTCACAAACTACTACCAAAATACTTGATGTAGAATTTTATCCTTCGTTTGACACCAATAAAATTATTGGATTTTCGACATCTCCACATGGACTTTCCAACAAAGATTTTGTCTTTGTCAATTCTCTATCAAACTATGATACAATTCTAGAAAGCTCATTCAATGTGGAGGTAAGACCAAGTAATTTTGTTCTTACTTTAGATATTGGTGACGCATCTGTTACCGGATTAACGACATATTTTTATATTTCTGGATTACTTGAATATCCATCTATCAGAGAGAATGATATTTTATCAATAAATTCAGAAAAAATAAAAGTTCTTAATATTGATAAAGATTCTTCCCGTATTAGAGTTGTAAGAGAGCAAGGCTCTACGGTATCGACAGCTCATTCGGCATCTACTTTGTTGTATGAAAATCCAAGGAAATTTTTTATTGATCTACAAGATAGAGCAAGAAATCAAAATTATAAATTAAACCGTGAATTATATTTTGATCCTGAGGAATCTTTAGGAATTGGAACATATGTTGGATTTGGCCACACGATTATATTTTCAAATCCTGGCGTTGGGATAACCTCGATAATTATTCCACAAAAATCTATACTTATAAAAAATCATGGATTAAATACTGGAGATCAAGTAAAATATCGATCAAATAGTGGAATAGGAATTTCAGTATCCAAAGATGGCATATCGAATTTTACTTTAACTGATGGAAGTGATTTATATGTCGCAAAAATATCTAATGATCTCATTGGTATATCTACCATAAAAGTTGGTTTGGGGACAACTGGATCTTTTGTTGGAATATCGCAAACTGGATCTACATTATTTTTAACTAGTGTTGGGACGGGCAATTATCATAGTTTCCAGACTAAGTTTGATAGTCTATCAAAAGCAAATATAATAAAAAATACAGTAACAGTATCTACCGCATCAACCCATTCACTAATAGTAGGTGATAATATTAATTTAAATGTATTATCCGGATTAACTACAACTATAGTCGTAAAATATAATGATTACAATCGCAGATTAATAGTAAATCCAAGATATTTTTCTTCTGTTGACATACAAAATAATCTAATAACGATAAAAAATCATAGGTATAATACAGGACAAAAATTAATTCATACATCTTCATCCTCAGCAGATGGGTTGGAAGACCATGGAATTTACTATGCAATAGTTTATGACAGCGATAAAATTAGACTTGCAAATTCTCACTACAATGCAATAAATCAATATTCTATTGACATTAAAACTTCTTCTTTTGGGACTTTATCTGAGGTAAATCCAAAGATAAGCATAGTAAAAAATCAAAAAGTTGTCATAGATTTATCAGACTCTTCGTTATCACAACCTTTTGGTATTGGAAAAACTGCTGCATTTGATTTTGAATTATATACTGACTCAAATTTTTCCAGCAAATATTTTCCAATTGACACAAATGGACTCTCTAAAATACTAAAATTTGGTGTGATTGGGGTATCTCCTTTTGCTAGAGTTGAGTTTACTGTAGATAAAGATTTTCCAAACTCAATTTGGTATAGTTTAAGTCCAAAAACAAATTTGGACTTAATTGATCTAAAAAATCAATATACAATTGATCGAGAAGTAACTGAAAATAATAAAATATCTTTTGTCGAAAGTGTTTTGAGTGGAGAAAAAACAATTGTTGGTTTTGGGTCGAATACTTTTAGTTTCAATAATGAATTTAATTATGAGTCAAATGTATACACTCAAGATGATGCATCTTTTAGTTATTATACAAAGTCTACAAATGAACTTGGTGAGATACAAAGTTTAAAAATGACCTCTAATGGGATGAGATATGAAAGATTACCATCAATATCTACTGTTACATCTTTTACTGGCAGTGGAGCAATATTAATACCAAAAAGTGAAACAATAGGAAGAATAAATTCTATGAATATTATTGATATTGGATATAATTATTTCATTGATAATACTATAAAACCAACTATAAAATATGCCACAGTATTAAGGGTAGTTCCACTCTCAAGGCTAGAATCTATTGATGTCATTTCTCCAGGATTAAACTATAACACTGATCCTGATTTAGTAGTTATAGATGGATTTACCAATAAAATTGTTGGCGATATAATTTTAAACTATGATATATCGACAGCTAAAGTAAACATAATAAAAAATACAACAGGTTTATATAATGTCATACCAAAAATTATAGCAGTAAATAACTCGAATAGTCTTGGAATAAGTTCTATTCAATATCAATCGCCAAATAAAGTTGTAAGAGTATATTTAAAAAATCAATTTAGCAATCCCAATGATTTCCCATTCAGTGTAGGTGAAAATGTATTAATTGAAAATGTCTCTGTAGTAGAAAAAAATAGAAAAGGATACAATTCTAAGAACTATGATTATTCTTTATTTCCTGTTGTAGGAGTAAACACCAGTTTGGGTGGTTCTAATGCATATGTTGAGTATTCTTTGGAAGGAAAATTATTTGATAGTACGCCAGGAACCTTTGATTCCACAAATTCTTCTGGTCAGATCATCCCAGAAAGATTTCTACCAACTTTTAAAATTACTTTGTCAAAAAATTCTTTTATTGTGGGAGAAAAAGTAAGTATCGGACCAGAAAGTGTAGGAAAAGTATCAAAATTTGATGGAAAAAATGAATTTTTAACTATAGAGACAAAAGATTCATTTTTTGTTGATTCTTTAATAGTTGGCAATACTTCAAAATCGCAAGCTTATATTAAAGAAGTTTTCGAAAGTGAAGATTTTTGTAAGATTGGCCCATCAGCCATTGTTAAGAATGGATGGAATAAAGAAACTGGATTTTTAAACAACAATTTACAAAGAATTCAAGATAGCGATTATTATCAGCAATTTTCGTATTCACTCAAATCTGAAATTCCAATTCAAGAATGGAATGATGTGGTAAGTAATTTAAATCATACATTAGGATTTAAAAAATTTAGTGATTTGGTTATAAATTCTTCTCCGGAAGTTTCTGGAATCCAGACATCACATGATAATGGATTTTTCTCTGCAAAATGCGACTTAAATAGTACGGTAGATGTCGATTGCATACAAGATTATGATTTAGTTCTTGAAAATAATTTTTATTCAGATAATATACTAACTTCTGATGAAATTACATTCAATTCTATAATTTTACAAGATTATTCAGAATCACTTGGAAATAGAGTTTTAGTTATAGACGACATCAGCAACGAGTTCAATACCTCAGTATCAAATACCTTTGTAACTTCATTTAATATTTAAAGTCAATTATGGCAACCAGTAAGGTAAGAGCAAAAAAATTTTTTATTGCAGTTAAAGATGATAGATTTGAAGATAGATTACAATCTTCCATTTTGTCAGTATTAAATGATAATACTGAATTATATTTAAATCAGTATGGCAAAATGTTTACTGAGGATGAACTGGGTAGTTTTGATATTGTAAAAATTGGCCAACAGGCAGTTCTGGAATTTTATCCTTTGGATGGAAGAACAACAGAATATAATTATAGTTTTATTTCATATGATACAAAACAAAATATTTTTGATTTTGGAAATTATAATTTTGGCAACTCTGTCAGTGTTAGAACTGATAATACTAGCGTATCCGCAGGATCATCTTCCAAAATTTACACTGTGCCAAATGATTTCACTTCTGCCAAAATTCTATTAGAAATTTCTTCTAGTTCAGACTCACATTATGAGTATAATGAAATAAATTTGATTTCAGATGGATCCGATATTTCTTTTGCACAATTTGGAAGAATTACTTCATCTGAAGATACATTTAGAAATGAAGTAGGAATTGGTACCTATGATGTTGTAAGTAATGGATCTGGAAAAGATGTAATATTTTATTCTGATGTTAATGACATATTAACATGTAATGCCGTTGGTGTTTCTATAGCAAATACAAATTTTACTGCAACAAGTTCAAGAGGATTGAGATATGCTGATGTAAGATCAAAAAATGTTCAAATATCATCTTCGCCAACTCCAACTCCCAACATAATAACAACATATTCATCCAACTATAATATGGGGTATTTTATCGTTCAAGTGACCGATAATACCAATAACGAAATTCAATTATCAGAATTGATGGTTCTTAGTAATAAAAATGAAACAACGATAATTGAGTATGGGAATTTATACTCAAACGGCCCTCTAGGAACATTTGATTCAAATTTAACCTCATTAACAGAACTTTTATTTACACCAAATGCAAATATTGATGTATCAATTACACTTTTGCAGCATACAGTTTCATATGCGGAATTTTCTTCTTTTCCATTATCGATTAATTTTAAGAATGCAGAATTAACTACAGGAATTAGCAAATTTGATTCTTCTAGTGATATAGCACTTAAGAAAGATTTTAATTTGAGTTACAAAAATATTCCAATATTTGAAGGTAGGTTCAACGGATCTTCAGAATATACGAGTACAAATCCATCTGGCGTTGATTTGGTAAGAGATTTCATTTACATACCAAATCATTTTTTTGTAAGTGGAGAAAAAGTTAAATATACTGCAGATTCATTAAGTTTTATAAAAATACTAACTACACAAACTGCATCTATCGCTGGGGTTGGAACTGATATAATAGATGTAGTTTCTACTATTGGCGTTAAGGTAGATGATTACTTTAGTGATACATTTATAAAAATAACAAACATCGATTCAAATACTGTATCTTTAGCAAGTACTATTCCAACTCAAATAAATTCTGG